ATGAAAGTGTATCTAATAGAATTGAAAGACCAGAACCTTCAAAGTTGTAGTCTTGGAATTCAGCTTGACTTTGTAGAAATACTTTTAAATTTCTTTTGATTAAATCAAAGTCTAATTCTGATATGTCTAGTTTGCTTGACGGCATTTTATCTTAACCTTTGTAAAAATGTAGTGACTGATACCGGATCCGGAACACCTACTACATAAAAATATATACTTACTACTAATCTGTTATTATCAATATCATCATCTAGTGTAATTTGCTCTAAAGTTATTCTAGGTTCGTAATTTATTAAAACCTCTTCAATTTTTCGTTTTAAGAATATACCTGTGATTGGTGTAAAGTTTTCAAATAACATCTCACGAACACCACAACCTAATTCAGGTTGGAAAGGTCTTTCGTAAAAATTAGTCTGAACTAAATTCTTAACACTACGCTTAACTGCGTTTACATCAACAACTTGAGCAACATCACCTGTCACGACATTCCTTGAGAAGTCGAGGTCAATATCTACATATTTTCTAGTTGCTCTAGTAGATGAATTTGAATTTGAACTGTCGTATATTGCCATAACAGTAATATTTATAACAGTTTTCTAACCGTTTGCAAAAACATTACCTGAACCGGATGTCATAGCACCTGCGTCAGCACTATCGCCAATTCTTCCTAAAGGTATTCCGTTGACAAACACATTTGGCGAACCTGCATTTAGATTGGCAACATGTGAAGGACAAGGTGGAATAGGCGGAACTGTATGTGATACAGTAGGAGCGCCAACAACTATTGCATTGATACTATTAACTTTAACTGTTGTATCTGTTGCTGGTGCAGCTATTGTTGTTGTACCAGTACAACCGTGTCCTGTTGCTAAAGTGTCGCCTACTCTACATACTCCGGGCATTTATCTTCCTTGTAATTTCTTTAAAGCTGCTCTTCGTCTTTCATCTACTATGGCTTGTTTTATCTTTCTACCAATCGGTATCAAAATACCATGACACATTTCTTTACCTTTTTTACTGATATATTCAACACTAATCATTCTATCTTTAAAATCGCCTTGAACAGACATAACAGCTTTCTTTAAACTCATTGCTTCTTTCTCTTTTTCATCACCATTTGCATTCCAAAACTTAAATAATCTCATTTTGCTCATATTAACTTTCTATATTGTATTTTTCTTCATCTTCATAATTGGATTCACACTTTTCACAACGACAATGTTTACATATTTCTCTCATATACGCTTCTCCTGTAAAACCATCTTCGTCTTCAACAGAAAAGTTTGTTCCACAATGAGATTGATGTCCACAATTGTTGCAATAAGTCATAATACTATTTATATTAGAAACCACACTCCATTTTCATTGCTCGTAATTCAGTTTCAGATAAATTATCTTGATTTTCAACTGCCGACTTAATTGTTTTTTCGTAATCCGGCGAAATTTCACAATTTTTGATATTTCCTGAACATGAAATGAGAAAAAAGAACATAACAAGAACAAAATACTTCATTTTTATTGATTTCCTAATATTTTTTTAAAAAAAAGCAAAAAAAAGTGAAAAAAAGCGCTTTTTTCGCTTGCCTTTTATATTTATCTAGTGTAGGATGTATGTATAAATGATAACAAAAAGGAAAAACACTATGAAAACAATGATAAACACTTTTGGCGCTGTATTAATCGTAATTGGTATTATGATGATGGCAGGTTCAGGAGGCGATTGTGACGGAAAATGTATGGAATCAGCAAATACTCTACTTGAAACACTTATGTACGCATTAATGGGTTTAACAATAATGTTAACTGGTGGTTTTATTGCAATAAAAAGCAATTAAATGGTTGCCAAACAAATTAAACTATGGTATAATATACCTATTAACAATGAAAAAGGACACTACTATGACAATGATAACTAAAACTGCTGAAACACTACAAGACGGAATTCAAAATATGATGGCGGCTGCCAAAGAAGACTACAATAGGTGGTCATCTGGTGGTGACGGTCAATCATCATATTGTAAAGAACAACTTGATAAATGGGATAGTAAAACATCTGTTCGTGAAGGACGAAAGTTTATCAAAATAGTACAAGAAAACTCTGTGTTTGCTTTTGTATGCAAAACAGACTTCAAGCATTTTAAGGTTGGAGATGTTTTGAAACCTGCTGGTTTTAATGCACCTGCCTTAAATCAACCGAGAGGAAATGTTCTAACTGGTAATTACTATATCAGATGGACTGGACCTCTTTATCTTAAATAATAACAAAAGGACTATATTATGAATAAATTGAATTTAATAAAAGAAGGCATAAAGCAACTATCACTAGCTGAACTTAATGAAGTTTCTAGTTTTATTAGTGATGTTAAAGTTATGAATGCTAAAGCTTCACTATCTGTTGGACAAAAAGTGAATGTTGTTCAAAAAACTAAAAAGACACCTGGTGTGATTACTAAAATCAATCAGACTAAATGTTTGGTAGATATGTTAGGTAAAATCTATCGTGTACCAATGTCTATGTTAGAGGCTGCTTAATGTTCTCTTTACTATATTATCTTTCTGTCACAGCTTTGGCTGTGACAGTATTTTATGTCTATGCTCTGTGGCCATTGACAATGCTATAGAAATCTGATATAAATAGGTCACAATGAATGTGACACCAATCTTTGCAATTGCTTTGTTATTGCCTCAATTTACCAGCAATAAATATTTGCAATACCTAATACCTCTTTCGCTTATGTTAGTGAAAGATTTTTTTTTAGGATTTCATGGATTAATGATACCTGTTTATTGTTGTGTAAGTTTATTCACAATATTAGGTAGTCATATGAAAAATGAAATATACGCTACATTTGTAGGTGCATTAATGTGGCATTTAATTATTAACTTTTTCGTCTGGTACAAGTGGGGCGGAAATTTATTGAACACTTATATAATGGCGATACCATTTGATTTTAATTTATTGGTTTCGACTTTAATATGTGTCGTTATAGGAAAGATATGTTTAGAATACTACTACCGTTATTTTGTTTATTATTACCGTTAACTGCAAAAGCAGAATTAGAAATCACAATTTATGCCTTTAGAACTTCCAATGATTTGGCATTTAAGACTTATTCGTATGATGTAGTCACACCGGATAAAATCAAATCCATACCCTCATTAAATTTAGTACAATCAGGTCCTGAAGGCCAGATGACTTCTACATTTTTAAGAGGTACAAACTCAAACCATACACTTATTACATTGAATGGTATTGCAATCAAAGACCATTCTACTCCAGGTGGTACAGATGATATAAGTCAACATAGTTTTTTAGGTGTTGAACGAGTAGAAGTAATCAAAGGACCTATGGGTAGTGTTTATGGTCCTAACTCTATCGGTGGTACAATCAATATGGTCACTCAACCAAATGAAGAAAATAGTGTGAGTGTATCAACAGGTTCTAATAATACAAATACACAAACAATCAAACTAGGTAAATTTTATAACAACACTCTTGTAGATGTAAGAATTGAAAATGAAACAAGTGATGGTATATCTGTTGTAGATGGTAATGAAGATGATAATTACACAAACAGAAACTATATTATACAAACTGAAACATATAATGCTATACCTGATTATACTTTAAAAACAAGTTTAATTGAAACTAATAATAAAACAAATTTAGATAAGTCAACTGACTATACAAATTATACGGCTGATTGGCAATTCAATAATTATTATATGTCACTACAAAACAAAGATGAAGAATATACAATCAATCACACAAAACATGATAGAGTGTATGATGATAAAGGTACAGTTGACACATATAAAAATGATACAACAACTTTACTTGCAAAGAAAACAATACATCAAGATAATAATAGTCATACATTAGGAACTGAATACGAATATAATGATATTGAGTTTGATACAAACATTGCTGGTTATGATAGTAATGTTACCAAGAATAGAACAAACAACGGATACTTTTATAGTTTAGACCAAACAACTTTAGCAGATGTACAAATGCATTATGGTATTAGATTAGATACACCAAATACATTTGATGACCAATTAACATATAGAATAGGTGCTGAAAAAAATGGTGTACGATTAAGTTATGCAACTGGTTATAAAGCACCAACTGTTTATGAAATGTATGGTAAAAACAATTATGGGTTTCTAGGTAATAAAGATTTAATTCCAGAAAAAAGTAAAACATACGAATTAGGTTACCGTTGGGAATCCGGTGATATTGTATTTTTTAAAACAGAAATAGACAATCTTCTAACTTACGATAGTAATACATATATTAACGACACCAAAAAAAGTGATAGACATGGTGTTGAATTAGGCTTGACATCTAAAGTCGGTGATGTTAATATACAAAACAATACGGCATTCATCATTGCTGAAGACGGAAACGGAACAGAAATAGTACGAAAGCCAAAATGGACGAATACAACAAACTTTAATCTTAATAACTGGAATTTAGATGTTAATTATTACGGCAGTCATCTCGACATTGATAACACGACTTATGCGAAAATTAAAATGGAAAGTGTGACAACAGCAGATTTATTTTACAAAGTAGATAAAGGAGGCTTGACAATCTATGGTAAATTGAGTAATATAACAGATGAAGATT